GTTGGTGGTCTTGAATGGGGAGCTATGCTAACAATAGCAGCACGTCCAGGTGCAGGTAAAACCATGTTAGTTTCTCATATTATAAGAGAGAGTAAAATCTTAAACCCTACACAAGATTTTAATGTTTTAGAATTTCAGTTTGAGATGGCTCCTAAACAAACTGCTTCTAGAGACTTTGCAGCTATTACAGCGTTAGACTATGATGTAGTGTTAAGTACTAGAAAAGCAGTGGATGATTATTCTGTGGAGATGATGGAAAGATATGTAAAAGAAACTGAAATGCTTGAGAGTCAAAATGTACATAGGTTACAGATTAACAAGCCACTCACTCATAAAGATATGGAGTTAGCCATCCATCATTATTATAATGCGTTAGGAGGTAAGCCTCTTATTGTCACTATAGATCATAGTTGGCTAATGAAAAAAGATGTAGGAGATAGAGAAAAGATTAACACTCTATACAACACTGTAGAAATGCTTATGCAGGTTAAGAATGTTCTACCTGTTATTGTTCTTATGATTTCTCAGCTTAATAGAGATATAGAAGATCCAGGAAGAAAAAATCCTGGTAGTATTCAAAACTATCCAACCAGTAGTGACATTTTTGGTGGTGATGCTCTTATGCAGGGTTCTGATATGGTGTTAGTACTCACTAGACCATTTAGATCAGATATCAGAGTGTATGGTCCTAAAGAATTTGTAACTACTAAAGAAGATATATTTGGACATATTTTAAAATCTAGAAATGGTTCTGATGATGATAACATCATCTACATGAAAGGAGATTTTAAGAAACAGAGTATATATGAAACGCCTGCTCCTGTAGCTAATAATCCTAATGGCACTTATACTGCTAGAAGTAGAGGTGGTACAGGTAGAACACAGAGGACAGACGCTGAAATAAACATTAATTAACATTTTCACCCAATACATTAACAATTTAAAACAAAAAACACATGTCAATGTTTCAACAAACACCCCAGGATGACACAAATTCCTGGAAGAAGGATAAGCTAGAAGCTATCCGTAATTATCATCAAGAACTAATTACAGATCTTGGTATTCCTAGAACAGATTTTAACATGAAGATGCCCTTCTACGATCAAAAAGCTAGAATGGTTGTCGGCATTTTTGCCTCTGAGTTTAAAAAAGAAAAAGGTTTTTTCTTTGAACTAGTAACACGGGGTTTAGATCCTGTGGATGCACAACGTAAAGTTTACAGAGTGGCTCCTAGTACTAGTTTTGAGGATGAATTTGAACTGAATGAAAAAGGTTCTTTTCTTGTTCCTATTGAAGAATTAAGAGTGGTTAACCCTGACTCTGTAGCTATTAGTAAGTCATCTGCTGTAACAAGTAGTGATAAAGTACTAAAACCAACGCTACAAGAAATGGCTTATAAGGCTCCTGCTCCTATGGAAGATCTTCCTTATAGTGATATGACTATAAGAGATTATTATGCCATTCATGCAGGAAAACCTGTAAGTGCTAAGAATTGGTTAAATGATCTTATAAAAAACAACAAGTAATATGGCTAATGGTATTTTAATTATTGCAGAGTCCGGTGCTGGTAAATCTACCAGCATCGAGTCTCTCGATCCTACAGAAACATTTATTATTAATGTAGCTAACAAACCTCTACCGTTTAAGGGATGGAAAAAGAAGTACACTATCTGGAGTAAAGAAAATCCTTTAGGTAATATGTATGATAAGTCTAGTCCTGAAAATATAGAAGCTTGTTTAAAATACATTAATGAAAAACGTACAGAAATTAAGACTATAGTGGTAGATGATTTCCAGTATATGTCAAGCTTTGAGTTCTTTGATAAAGCTGATGAAAAAGGTTACGAAAAGTTTACCAAGATTGGTGCACACTTAGCTCGTATAGCTAGGATGCCTAAAGATTTAAGAGAAGATTTACAGATTTATTTTCTTACGCACGCTGAAGAATCTACAGATTTAGAAGGCAAACGTAGATTTAAAGCTAAGACCATTGGTAGAATGGTAGATGAAAAGCTAACACTAGAAGGCTTGTTCTCTATTGTACTATTTGGTAAAACCAAGAAGAATAAAGATGGTGATATTAGGTATGTATTTGAAACCCAAACTAACGGTGAGAATACATGTAAAAGTCCAAGAGGAATGTTTGACACTCTTGAAATACCTAATGATCTAAAGTTTGTTAAAGATGCCATCTCAGATTATGAGAATTAACGTTTATTATAAAATTAAATCCACAAAAAAATGTTTAGTACAAAAGGACAAGAAGTAAAACAAGGTAGCTCCAATTCTAAATCTCTAGAACCAGGAGTAGCGTTAGCACATATATATAGTGCTAATGTAAGAACAGCATCAACAGGAAAGAAATGTTTAGAATTGGTTTTAGAAGGACCAGCTGTAGACGGTTTTGAAGGTTGGGCTGTAGACAGAAATGATCAAGACGGTGTTAAGTTTAGAGGCCCATCTGCTAAAGTTGGTGCAACTATCTATACAGCAGATTTTGAAAGTGATGATGTTAACAAGAATGACATCTTAAGAAAGATTATTACAATAGCTGATGAGGCTGGAGTAAGATCTGAAATAGATGGCCTATCTGGTAGTGGATCTATTACTACTATTGAAGAATGGGTTGCTGCTGCAACTAATATTCTTAAAAATCATTCATTATATTTCTTCTTAGTAGGTACTGAGAAAGAGTATAACGGTAAAACCATTGTGGTATTGTCTCTTCCAAAATTTAAGTTTTGTGCGGCTGATCCAAGCAAGCTTAATAAGTTTGACAAGAACAATAAATACCACTATGTAGCGTTAGTTAACAAACCATTAAGTGGTTTTGAACCAGCTAGTGATGACTTTGGAGGACTTTAATTTTTGATAGAGGTTAGTTTTTCTAACTATTTAGGGGGAATGTTTCTACATTCCCCCTTATTTTTGTATAAAACTGAAAGAAATGTTTAAAACTAAAGACCTTATACATAACATAAAGGATGTTCCTGCAACATGGATATTTGAACACTACTGCACGTTAAGAGAAAAACTTACAGGACAGGATGTAAAGATTAAGAGTATGTTTAATGCTGCAGAACGTACACCTAGTATGTGTATATATGTAGCTAAAGACGGAATATATAAGTTTAAAGATTTCTCCACTGGTAAAGGTGGAGATGGAGTTACGCTGCTAAAAGAACTAATGGGTCTTTCATTTAGTAAAGCTTGTGAGATTATTATAGAAACCTATAATGATTATGTGTTACACAATAATGGAGGACATGATATACAAAAGTTCCAACGAGCGTCTAAATATAAAGTGACCAGTCATAAGTTTAGAAGCTGGACAACGCAAGATCAATATTTTTGGACTCAGTTTAATATTGGATCTAAACTACTTGAGGCACATAATGTAAAGCCTTTAGAAAGTTATTGTATGACTAAAGATGAAGATGAACTTTGTATAAAGGGACTCTATCTCTATGGTTATTTCAAAGAAGATGGTACGTTATATAAAATATACCAACCCAAGACACTAGATAAGAAGTTTATCAAAGTGTCTGACTATGTTCAGGGATGGGAACAGATGCGTACATATAATACTTTAGTAATTACATCTAGCCTTAAAGATGTAATGTCTATTAAGTCACTAAAGCTTAGTATAGATGTTATAGCTCCTGATAGTGAAAACACTATGTTAAAACCAGATGTTATGGATTTATTACAAAAAAGATATACAGATATTATAATTCTTTTTGATTATGATGATGCTGGTATAAAAGCTATGGAAGCTTATAAACTAAAATATCCTTATGTAAGTGTATCAGTGTTACCCATGAGCAAAGATGTATCAGATTCTATAAAAGATTTTGGTGCTAAAGAAGTTAGGAATAGATTAATTCCTATCTTAGATAAAAAGATACAAGATGGCAAAGATAAAAAAAGTGATCACCCCAAAGACCAGAAATGCAGGGACGTTAACGGAGTCAGCATTCTGGAGCTTTATACGGAGCTCACTGAGACAAAAGAGTAGATTTTGGAAACCTATTACACAATGTAAAATGAAATCTCGTAGAGCCTATAAAGGACCTTTAAAGAGACAGAAGTTTGAATATCAGTGTAAAGAGTGTTTAGAGTGGTTTCCTGACAAGAAGATTAATGTTGACCACATTATACCTGCTGGTAGTTTAAGATGTGCAAATGACCTTCCAGGGTTTGTAGAGAGGCTATTCTGTGAAGTAGATAACTTACAGGTACTCTGTGAGACCTGCCATAATAAAAAGACACAGGATGAAAAAACTATAAGTAAAGGAGGATCATATGAACATTTACAATCTCTCGGTAGAGGACGTTCAAAAAATTAATTATGAAAACAAAACAAGATCTTATAGATACAGTGATGGAACAACTTAAGTTGGATGTTCATTGTGGTGAAGTGGAAGCTATAGAAGAACTACTAGGTTTCTTACCTGTAGTAAATCTAATAGAATATTTACCAGAAGAAGATTGGAAACCATTTAAACATTTAAGAGATGAAAAAGATAATAATTCTTGATTTTAACACTACAGAAGTACATGTATATCCATATGATGAACCTATATGGCAAGATTGTATAGAATTTATAGATTCTGCAGAAGTAGGATTAAATTCTAGCAATTGTCAATGGATGGTAGTAGATGAATTAAACATACAAATACACTAATATGCCAGAACTCCATGAAACCCTAATGGGTAGAAAACTTATAGAAGGTACATTACCAGAGATTGCTAGACAGCTAGAACGTATAGCTGATGCTTTAGAAAAAAGAAATACACCAGATCAAGTTGCATCAGCATTTAAAGCTTACGCTAATAGTAATGCTGATGATCATGACATTGTAAAACAAATAAGAGATATATGGCAGAAATAACAAAATCAGGAGAGCTTCAAGATCCTATCAATATTCAGAAGCTTATAGAGTTTTTAGAATATGAAGAAGCATTAACAAAAGATTCAGCTACAGCTGGACGTATTAGAATACTATTAAAATTATTAGGTGTATGGAGTTAGAAGATTTAATGAATGAGTCTATAGAAAAATTAGAGAAAGAGTTTTATAGTAAGAAGTTTGAGTTTTCATATAGTAGTCTTAACAAACTAATGTGGAACCCAGCTGTATTTCATCAGCTGTATGTATTGGGATTAAAAGAAGAAAGAACAGATGCTCATCTTGTAAATGGAAAACTTATCCACGGACTTTTATTAGAACCTGATAAGTTTGATGAGCAGTTTATAGTTAGTCCTGATAATTTACCAACAGGTAATACACGTACAGTGGTAGATAGAGTGTTTGCTCATCACACAGAGCTTGCTAAAAGTGGAGATGAAAGAACAAGTATTGTAGAATTTACAGATGCTATTATAGACATTCTTAAAGATATGAAGCTTCATCAAAGTTTGAAGACAGACCAGCAAAGACTAGATAAAATATTTACACCTGATGCTGTAAACTATTGGGATTTTCTTAAAGCTAAAGGAAATAAAACTCTTATAGATCAAGAAACTCATGACTATTGTAAGAATGCTGTAGAGATTATTAAGACTAATAAAGAAGTGTGTAAGCTTATAGGTTGTGATGTTAATGACTTTGATAATAAAGAAGTTTTTAATGAGATAAAACTAAGCTGTGATATAAACAATAAACCATTTGGTCTTAAGGGAATTGTTGATAATTTAGTTATAGATAATGACCAAAAAGTTTTGTATATTAATGATGTAAAGACTACTAGCAAAGAACTAAAAGATTTTCCTGAAACTATAGAGTTTTATAACTATTGGATGCAAGCAGCAGCGTACGCAAGTTTAGTTGTATCTAATTATTCTCATCTTATAGATCAGGGTTATGATATTAAGTTTAACTTTGTAGTGATAGATAAAATGTATAATGTTTATCCTTTTTCAGTTAGTCAGAGTACATTAATGACTTGGCTAACTAGATTAGGAGAATGTTTGAACAAAGCTGAATGGCATTATACCACTAATAATTTTAATCTACCATACGAGTTTGCTCAGGGTCTAGTAACATTATAAATAAAACCCCTATAGAAATGATAGACAAACTGTACAATAAATATTTTCAGAAATCTAAATCATTTCTATATCCTGCATTGGGTATAAAACGTAATAGTTACGCCACTCCTATTAATACGTACATATCATTAGATGGTCGTATTGGTGCTCATGAGTGTAAACTAATATGTTTGTTTAAAAAAGATGAATCAGAAAGATATAAAGAGTTTGAATTTAACATGCTTATTAGTAGTCCATTGTACCTTGAAAAAATAGAGACAATGGACTCTAATATATATGTTTTTAACTTAGAAATATATGAGTCTGACTTTTTTAATGTTGTGATTGGAAAGTATTCTAAACTTTCTAACGTTTTAAAAAAAGCTATAAAAGATCATTTTGGTGAAAAAACCAAAGAGTATTCTTACATAGAAAGTTATATATACCCTGATAAGTTTCATTCTATTTATTCTAAACTATTAGATGTAGATATTATTATTCTTGAAAAAGTAAAGGAACTGTGTGACCCTCTGGATTTAGAACAAGAAAGTTTAAAAATATCTAAAGAAAATTTACAAATTGTTAATAAAACTGTATAAATTTGAAAATAAAATAATTATATGAATAAATCAATGATGTTAATCACTTCTACATGGGGTGCTGACGCACAAAAAACATTTAAACTAATTCCAGTTACACAAGATGCTCCATTTAATGAAGGCATCTATGATGCAGATAGTAAAGTGTTAGCTCTAATCTCTAAACAAAAGAAAGAAAGTATGCATATGCTTCCTAGGCTTAATGAGTTTGGTGATCTTACTCCAATGAAGATTGGAAAAAGACCTAACGGTAAAGAGTATGCTGAAGAGCGTAAAACGTTAGAAACGTTTTATGAATACTATGTAGAAAATGTAGAAGAGATTAAATACCTACTTGAAAGTCTCGCTGTAAATTCAGATAGTTTTGATTATGCTAAGTATGTAGATGCTCCTGCTAAAAGCAAGATGGCTGCAGCACCTAGTTTAATTCAAACTATTTAATCCTATCTAAAACCAACACAAGGAAGTGTATTATTACACTTCCTTTTTTTATCTCTATGGGGGAACAGCTTAACTGAACATACGCTATTATGGCAAAAGAAAGAGTACACTGGATAATGGATTATGAAACTATCTGCAACTGTTTCATAGCAGTATTTCAACATTATAAAGACCCAAGTATAAGAAAAATATTTGTAATCCATGAATTACAAAATGATCTTCCTGAGTTTATAAAGTTTCTAAATTCTAACATTAAAAATAATGAGTGGCATATATCTTATAATGGATTAAATTTTGATGCTCAGGTTACTAATAAAATATTAGATGAGCAGAAAAAGCTTCTGATTATGAATAGTGCAGATGTTACAAGCTTTATATATTATTACGCACAGACTATTATTGAGAAATCAAACAAAGGTGTGTTTTTAGATTATCCTCCCTTTAAGATGAAAGTAAAACAGATAGATCTGTTTAAGCTTAATCATTGGGATAATAAAGCAAAGATGTCTGGTCTTAAATGGATACAGTATTCCATGGATTGGCAGAATGTAGAGGAGATGCCTCATAGACATGATCAACCCGTGACAGATCTTAACACGTTAAAATCTGTTATAGAGTATTGTATTAATGATGTTCTATCCACTACAGAAATACTCTATCATTCTAAAGAGCAGATTAACTTAAGACAGACTCTTAGTTCAGAATATAATATAGATCTTTATTCAGCTTCTGAACCTAGAATATCTAAAGAATTATTTCTGCACTTTTTACAAGAAAGACTGGGCTGGGAAAAAGCTCATATTAAAACCTTACGCACACCAAGAGATTATATAGTGTTAGCTGATTGTATACTACCATATATAACTTTTCAGACTCTTGAGTTTAATAAGGTGTTGGACTATTTTCGTACCAAGGTTATTACATCCACTAAAGACGGCTTTAAACATACTATGAACCATAAAGGTGTAAAAACTGACTTTGGTTTGGGTGGTATTCATGGAGCTATAAGTCCTGGAATATATGAAGCTAAACCAGACTGGACAATAATGACGTCTGACGTTACTAGTTTCTATCCTAATCTAGCCATTAAGAATAACTTTCATCCAGCACATATTCCACAAAAAGAGTTTGGTCAGTTGTACGAGTGGTTCTTTGAAGAGAGAAAGAAGATACCTAAGACAGATCCCAAGAATTATGTTTATAAGATTATTCTAAACAGTACATATGGACTTACAGGTGATGAAAATTCATTCCTGTATGATCCTAGAATGACTATGCAGATTACTATAAATGGTCAGCTACTATTATCAAAACTTGCAGAAATGGTAAGTCTTGCTATTCCTGAGTCTCAACCTCTTATGTTTAATACTGATGGAATGGAGATGATGATACCTACTGATAAGATAGATCTTTATCTTAAAGTATGTAGTGATTGGGAAAAACTTACGCAACTAGCTCTTGAGCATGACCAGTATTCTAAAATGATTATCCGTGATGTAAATAACTACATGGCTATCTCTAAGAATGGTAAGGTTAAATCTAAGGGAGCTTTTGAGTGGGAAGATCTTGAGAAGAAGAAAGTGGCTATGTTCCATAAGAATAAAAGCTTTCTAATTGTTCCTAAAGCTGTATATGCTTATTTTGTACATGGAACCAAACCTGAAGACTTCTTAGCAGCTAATACAAACATCTTTGATTATTGTGGAGCTGTTAAAGCTAAGGGTGGGTGGTTCTTTGAAGAAAGATATATAGATAATGGACAACTTATAACTAAAAAGCTACAGAAGATTAATAGATATTATATATCTAACAATGGAAGTAAGATTGTTAAATGTAATAATGATGGAAGAGAAATCCAGATAGAGTCTGGAGAGTGGTTACAAACCACAGCTAATAAAATAGATGTTTCTAAACACTATGATATAAATGAGAAGTATTACTTAGAAGAGATCTATAAACAAATAGAAGGAATACATGTTACTTCTTTCACTAAACAGGTAACACAATTATCATTATTTTAAATAAATAAACCAAATATGCCAAGTAAAATTCCGTTCTACTTTGAACAAGAATTAAGATTAGCTGCTCTTCCCAACCATGGGGGGAGATATGCCGTAGTAGCTCACGGTGATGTTATAGACAATGCAAAGAACCAAATATTAGGTGC